CAAGATTTACCGAAGTTACTACCCTACCCATACATAAAGCATTCACATTCCTCACCTATGAAGTACAAAAAGATAGAATCGAATATAACCACCAAAAACGACAATTAAACAGAACAAGATGAACGAGGGTTACGCATTAGTATATACAAAGCTAAAAGAAACATTAAATAATAACCCTTTGGTTAATTTAGTTACCGAGGGTTTAACAGATGAAATAGATTTAGGTAAACAAACTATTTTTCCATTAGCACATATAGTAATTAATTCAGCATCTTTTCAAGATAATTCTGTATCATTTAGTTTAGATATTTATTGTATGGATATAGTAGATATATCTGATGATGGTGTAGATAATAAAATAGATGTAATGAATACACAATATAATATTTTATTAAGGCTATATGAAGATTTAAGACGTGGTAATTTGTGGGATGAAAAACTAGAAATAGTTAGCATGGATATAACAGCATTTGAACAAGCATATGAAAATTATTTAGCTGGATGGAGTGCATCTATAAGCGTATTAATTCCTAATCATATGACTATATGTTAGCTAGGGAATTAAATAAATTTGGACATCAGCTAGTTAAAAACACGAAAAGAAATTTAAAAGCTAAAGGTAAAAGTTCATCAGGTGTACTAGCAGATAGTATTAGATATGAACTTGTTGAAAAGCATGGTAATATTATTTTAGAATTTTGGATGCTAGAATATGGATATTATCAAGATGAGGGTGTAAAGGGTTTTAAACCTAGTAGCATTAAAGTAAATGGTAAAGCTGGTAAACAAAAAGCACCTAATAGTAAATTTGAATTTGGATCAGGAAAAGGAAAAGGTAGTTTATTTAAAAGCATTGATGCATGGATAGTAAAAAAAGGTTTAGCACCTAGAAAAAATAATAAATTCACGAGTAGGGATAGTATCAGATATGCTATGACAAAAAGCATTTTTCATCAGGGTATTGAACCTAGTTACTTTTTTACTGAAGCATGGGATAAAACCATAAAACACATAGAACGAAAACTAGCAGATGCAATTTTAAAAGATACAGAACAACTTTATTTTGAATTAATACACGATAAATAATGAGCATAGTAAATTTGCAAACAGAACCTATATATTGTAGATCACCATATATGATAGAGGTGAACGAACCATTTAATTTAGGTAGTAAAATAGAATTATATTTATGGAATGAGGGTAATACACCACCTACAGAACCTACCTATGTATTAAGTAAACAAATACCAGCACCTAATAAATTACAAATGCTGTATAATATTAGTCATTACATAAAAGAATATGTATCATGGATAGGTAATGATCCAGCTGTAAATGTTTTTCCTGAAGATAGTATATTTACTGAATGGGCATATTGCAAAGTCATTAGATATGAATTACAAATAAGTGGGTATCAAGTTTTAGATACTAAAACATACTATTGTTTTGATGGGTATGGATATTATGAACAAGGTTATAACCCTGAACTATCTATCTATGGTCAAAAAGATGGTGATACTTTTACTTATTGGTACGATCCTAATAACATACCATCAGGTACACAACCTTTTTTAAATAGATATGGTGATATTAGAGTAATAGGTACTAATGGTTATAAGTTCAAATACACGAATTTAGAAACTGGTGCATTTAATGAATTTACATTAGGTGGTTTAGGCATCACTTTTAGCTATGTAGTAAAAGCATATGCTGTATTTGTAGCCTATGCTAGTGTAGGTAATAAGGTAGAATACATTGATAATCTAGGTACTACATTAGCTACATGGACATTTAAACCACAAGATGAATGTAAATATACACCAGTCATTTGTGATTTTGTAAACAAACTAGGTGCATGGCAAAGGGTAGTATTTTTCAAAACAAGTAAAACAAGTATATCTACTACAAAAAAAGACTATAATTTAATGGCTAGGGATATAGTAAATTATGATCCTAGAATAGAACAAAAGAAAGTTTTTAATCTAAATGGTACTGAAAAAATCAAAGTGAATACAGACTGGGTAGAAGATACATTTAATGAATCAGTTTTAAAACCATTAATGCTATCTGAAGTAATTAGAATAGATAATAAACCAGCAAAACTAAACACAAATAGTACTGAATTATTTGAGCATATAAACAAGAAAATGATTAATTATGAATTAGAATTTGAATATGCAAATGCAGTCATAAATAATTTAGTTTAATGGAACGTCAAGTACAGCTATATATAGAGGGTGAACGAATAGAACTATTTAAGGATGAAGATATTAGCCTAAATTCTAGTATTCAAAATGTTCAGGATATAAGCAAAATTTTTACTGATTTTTCACAAAGTTTTAGCATTCCAGCATCACCTAGTAATAATATTATAATGCGACATTTCTATAATAGTGAAGTGATACTATATGAAAACGAGTTTTTAAACCCAGCTACTAGAAGAAGTGCTACTATAGAAATAGATGGTACTTTTTTTAAACGTGGTAAAATACAACTAGAAAAAGCATTATTAGAAAATGGTGAACCATATAGCTATCAGGTAACATTTTATGGTGATCTTGTTAGCTTAAAAGATACTTTTGGTGAATTAAAATTAGCTGATTTAGACTGGTCAAGTTTAGGGCATGATTATACATACAATGAAATAAAAACGAGAATAGAAGATGGATCAGTAGATTATGATGTACGCTATCCTTTAATAAGTCCTGAAAGATACTGGCAATATAGCAATTTTAATACACCTGATGAAAACATAGATACACCACAAGGTGCTATAGTGTGGACAGAATTATTTCCAGCTGTAAGAATTAAAGCTATTTTTGATATTATTCAGTCACAATTTGGAATAACATTTAATGGTGGGTTTTTAGATGATCCAAGATTTACAAGTGCATTTACATATTTCAAAAATACATCACAATTTGCATATGTATCACCACCTATACCTTTAGAATTTATTAGTGTATATGCTGGATCTAATACATATGCACCACCATTTCCATATACAGCAGATATAGGATTAACTGGTGATGTAACTTTTGATGATACTGATAATAGCATTCAACTATCATATGTAACATGGGAAGTGTTTGCTGGTAGTATTACTGATAGTGGAACACATTTTATACAAGCTGAAATAACTAATATAAACCCTACAAATGTTACATATTTTATAGATGTCTATAGATTTAATCAGCTAGTAGATACAATAGAAGTAACTGGTGGTGGTAATCAAACCATAACAATTTATGAAGAATCGAACCCTAATAACACAAGTTTAAATAGTAAAGTAAGGTTTGAATTTAGAAGTGAAACACCAGTAACATGTGATATTAGGCTAGTATATTTTTATGAAGTTATATTAGTTACTTTACCACCATTTCAACTTTTAACAAGATATGTAGAAATTACTAGCATAGGTACTACTGGGTATCAAAATTTAGGTACATCAGCACCTAATGTAAAGGTATCAGATTATTTTGCTAATGTATTAAAGCTGTTTAATTTAACAGCATATGGTTTAGAATCTAATGTGTACCAGTTAGAAACGATAGAAGAATGGTATAACAAAGGTGGTATATATGATATTACTGAATATACTGATTTAAAATCTATAGATGTAAAAAGAATTAAGCTATATAAAAACATCAGTTTTAATTATAAGCAAAGTAAATCTATTACTAATAGAGCATTTGCTAATATTTTTATGCGAGAATATGGAAATTTATCAAGTGCATTTGATTATGAGGGGGGTGATTATAAAATAGATGTAATTTTTGAAAATCTATTATTTAGCAAATTTACTAATACTGATCTTCAGGTAGGGTATTGTATAGATGAAAACCTAAAATCATATGTACCAGCACCCATTACTTTATATAAATACAAGAAAAAAGAGGTATCATTCTATCTAACAGATAATCTAACTAATACAGATAATATTACTACCTATATTCCATTTGGTCAAGATACTATAGACATGGGAAGTAATTATAGTTTAAACTGGG